TCGGTGCCCACCTTCTTATTGATGAAGGGAACCACGGCGCGAACTGGAATCACCGTCGCGCGCTTGAATGGGCCGCCGATCAATCCTGCCGGGTAGTGGTGCTGGAAGACGATGCTCTACCCGTGCACGGATTCGCTGACAAGGTGGCTGACTGGCTGGCCCGCTTTCCTGACGACATGCTGAGTTTTTATCTGGGTACCGGCCGACCGCCGCAGTATCAAAAAGAAATAGCCGGAATGCTGGTGGATGCTGATCTAGTACGTGGTGATCACATCGTCATGAATAAGCTGATTCACGGCGTTTGTTATAGCCCGCCTCAGGGCAGGGTTGAGCGCATGCTCAGTGCATGGAATAAAACGCTGGCAGCTGATTACGCTGTTGGTAAAGCATTCGGTGGCCGGGTGATCTACCCGTGTTACTCGCTGGTGGATCACGCTGACGGTGTATCGGTAGAGAAGCACCCAGACAGACAGCCCCGCTTAGAGCGTCGCCGCGCATGGAGATTGTATGGCTAAGGTGATCAGCAGTCATTCCCTGCTATTCGTGGAGTTTTAGATGGCCTCTAATTCCCCCTGGCATCATCTCTACAATACGAAACGCTGGTACCGGCTTCGATACCACCAGTTACAGAAGCAACCGCTGTGTGAGTTTCACCTTAAGCGTAACCAGGTCATATCCGCCTCAGTTGTCGATCATGTCACGCCGCATAAGGGTGACGAGACACTCTTCCATGATCCCGATAACCTCCAGTCGCTTTGCAAGCGCTGCCACGACTCAGTGAAGCAACGCATGGAGAAGGGCGGCACGGTAACCGAGTTCGACAACGATGGTCGGGTTATCTGGTAACAGGAGGACGCAATGCAAGACATGAAGATTGAATACTGCGATGGCAAGCTGGTAGAGCTGAGCATTGATGGTGTGAGCTTCAAAACCGTCACCGCGATCACTTTCAACCATGAAGTCGGCGAGACACTGCCAACCGTCAGCCTGACCTTCCCGCTCGGAGTCGGCGAACGGCTGGTGCCCGCCACCCTCTCCCGCGAAAACCTGCGAATCATTGAGAAATGAGATTCATTCTCACATGGGTGGTGTGATGTCAGGGGGGAGGGGTAAAACTCTGGCCGCAACATTTTAAAGACCGCGCTCCCAGTTTCATTTTTAAAAACGTCCAGAAAAAAAGGAAAAATGCGATGGCACAGCGAGGCAGAAAATCTCTTGCCGCAACGTCGGCTGTCTCGCTTCCGGCTCTGGCTGAAAGCAGGCTGCAGCCGTCGTTACACCTCAGCGATCCGGAGATAAACGTCTGGGTCCGGCTGGTCAATGACAACCCGGCCAGCTCATTTACCGAAACGCACCGCGACATGCTGGAAATGTACTGCCGCCATGTGGTGCAGGCGCGACTGTTAACCACCCAGATCGAAGAGTTCGAGCTGGAGTGGCTGGCTCGTGATGATGGCCTGAAGCGTTACGACAAATTGCTCACGATGCGCGAGCGTGAAGTGCGCTCTGCGTCCTCTCTGGCGACACGCCTTCGAATCACCCGCCAGGCGACCGCCGATCCTAAAACTGTTGGCCGCGCAAATAACAATCTGCCACGGGAGAGAAAACCCTGGGAAATTGAATAAGGCTCTTTGATGGCTAAAAAAACTCTGACAAGAGCCGAGAGGAATATCCTCTGGTGCGAAAGAAATATCGTTATTCCTGAAGGTAAGTTCGTCGGCCAGCCCCTGAAAATGGCTGAGTTCATGAAGGACGACTTCAGGGCTATCTTTGACAATAAGCATGGTACCCGTCGCGCAATAATCAGCCGCGGGCGCAAAAACGCCAAAACCGTTGAAACCGCCATGCTGATGCTTCTCTACCTGGTGGGACCGGAGGCGGCGCCGAACTCGCAGCTGTATTCTGCCGCGCGCTCGCGTGACCAGGCGGCCATTCTGTTTAACCTGGCCTCCAAAATGTGCCGGATGAATCCGGTGCTTATGCAGTATGTGGCGATCAAGGATTCGGCGAAAGAAATTCACTGCCCTGAGCTGGGCTCTTATTACCGTGCACTGAGTGCAGAGGCCACCACGGCCTACGGTTTCTCGCCGCGATTTGTCGCCCATGATGAGCTGGGCCAGGTGCGCGGGCCGCGTGACCCGCTTTATGAAGCTCTGGAAACCGCGACCGCTGCTCAGGATAACCCTATCTCGGTAATCATCAGCACCCAGGCACCCGATGCGAGTGACCTGCTCAGCCTGCTGATTGATGATGGCCTGACCGGTGCCGATCCGCGAACGGTGGTCCGCCTCCAGACCGCGCCGGAAGATATCGATCCTTTCTCTGTCGAAGCCATCCGGCTGGCAAACCCGGCCTTCGATGTGTTCATGAACCAAAAAGAAGTGCTGGATATGGCCGCCAGCGCCAAGCGCCTGCCGTCGCGCCAGGCTGAGTTTGAGAACCTGGTGCTTAACCGTCGCGTCGAGGCTAAAAGCCCGTTCGTCAGCCAGACCGTCTGGCACATGAACAAAGAGGAACCTGGCGAACTGGCGGGTGCTACCGTCTGGGGCGGGCTGGACCTTTCCAGCGTGTCGGACCTGACCGCGCTGGTGCTCAACACAACGCAGGGCGATGTGCACTGTAAGTTCTGGCTACCTGAAGAAGGGCTGGCGGACAAGGCGCGTAACGATCGCGTGCCTTATGACATCTGGGCGAAGCAGGGCTGGCTGAACACGACGCCGGGCAAAGCCATTGAGTACGCCTTTATTGCCCGGGAGCTGCGGCGCGTTTTCGATATCTGTAACGTCCGGGCGCTGGCGTTCGACCGCTACAACATGCGCTTCCTTCGCCCGCATCTCATCGACGCCGGTTTCACTGAGGCGGAGCTCGAGCGATTCGTGGAGTTCGGTCAGGGTTTTGTCTCCATGTCGCCTGCGCTCAGGGAGCTGGAAGCCAAACTGCTCGGCGCGCAGCTGAAGCACGGTAACCATCCCATCCTCGAAATGTGTGCCAAAAACGCCACGGTAATCACCGACCCCGCCGGTAACCGCAAGTTTGTGAAAGGCAAATCCAGCGGCCGTATCGACGGCATGGTGGCCCTGGCGATGTCTATCGGCGCGCAGACCAGTGATGAGGTGGAGGATCCGGGCGACGTTAACGATTTCATTTACAACTTTTTGAGCGTTTAAAAATGGCAGATACCGATTACAGCATTGACCTGCGAACGCGATCGCCATTCTGGGCGCGCATGGCCTCTATTCTGACCGGTGGCCGCCTGGTCACGCCGGATAACGGCTCGCAGATGGCGGGCACATCAGCTCACGGCACTGTCGGGGAATCGGTGGTGAGCGATGAACGCAACATGTCGATCAGCACCGTATGGGCCTGCATCCGGCTCATCTCTACCGTCACAGCCTCGTTACCGCTGGATGTTTTTGAAACCGTCGATGATCAGCGAAAGAAAGTCGGCAACCAGAACCCCCTGGCGAAGCTTCTTCGCTTCCGGCCCAACAACTTCATGACCGCTCTGGAGTTTCGCGAGGCGATGACAATGCAGCTCTGCGCCTACGGCAATGCCTACGCGCACGTGGAGCGAAACAGCGTCGGCGATGTCATCAGCCTGCTTCCGCTGATGAGCGCAAATATGGATGTCCGGCTCGATGGAAAAAATGTCATCTACCGGTACCGGCGCGACAGCGAGTATGTGGACTTTAAGCCGAAAGAGATATTCCACCTGAAAGGCTTCGGCTTTAACGGGCTGGTCGGGTTGTCGCCGCTGGCGTTCAGCGCCAAATCTGCAGGCGTGGCGATTGCTATGGAAGATAACCAGCGGGAGTTTTTCGCCAACGGCGCGAAGTCTCCTCAAATCCTGATGACTGACGGCAAGGTGCTGACTAAAGAGCAGCGCGGGCAGCTGGAGGAAAACTTTAAGGAGATTGCCGGTGGCCCGGTGAGAAAACGCCTCTGGATCCTTGAGAGCGGGTTCACCACACAGCCTATCGGCATTTCGCCGCAGGATGCGCAGATGCTTGAGGCCCGTAAGTTTCAGGTGGCAGAGCTAGCGCGCTTTTATGGTGTTCCGCCGCACCTGGTTGGTGATGTTGAAAAAACAACTTCATGGGGCAGCGGCATTGAACAGCAGAACCTCGGCTTTCTCCAGTACACCCTGAAGCCCTATCTCGATCGCTGGGAGTACAGCATAGAGCGCTGGCTGGTAAAAGAGTCCGATCAGGGAAGGCTGCACGCCGAGCATAACCTTGATGGCCTGCTTCGTGGTGACTCAGCGAGCCGCGCTACCTTGATGCAAACCATGGTTAATACAGGGATCCGTACCGTTAACGAAGTGCGGCGACTGGATAATCTTCCGCCTTTGCCTGGCGGTGATGTGGCGACGCGCCAGTCGCAGAACGTTCCCATTACCGACCTCGGAACAAACAAAGAGCCCCGCACTGACGGGGCTTAATTTTTATGGGGGCCACGATGCCTGATATTCACAAGACGCTGGCGTTCGACCAGACCGAAATCAAATTTACCGGCGACGGCAGCAAGGGAACGTTTGAAGGGTATGCATCGGTTTTCAATAACACTGATGCCGATGGCGACATAATTCTGCCTGGTGCTTTCGCTGGTGTGGTCGCTAACCAGAGCCGCAAGGTGGCGATGTTCTTCAACCACCAGACGCGAGCCATCCCGGTCGGCAAATGGGATGCCATGCACGAAGACGAGAAGGGCCTTTTTGTCCGTGGACAGCTTACTCCCGGATTGAGCCTGGCCGAGGATCTGAAGGCCGCCATGCAGCATGGCACTGTTGAAGGCATGTCGGTGGGTTTTTCAGTCGGCCCTGACGATTACACCGTCGGCACGTCCGGCCTCATTTTCAAAAACATTACTTATCTGCGGGAAATCAGTGTCTGCACATTCCCGGCCAACGAACTGGCGGGCGTAACCGCCATGAAGAGCATTGACGGCATTAAAACCATTCGTGACGCGGAGGTCTGGCTGAGGGATTCAGTCGGTCTAACTCGCGCTGAAGCGCAGGCGTTTATCGCCCGCGTGAAGTCCGCAGGCCGAAGCGAGTTCGGCGGCGGCGACATTGACGCGCTGGCACAGCGCATTACCTCATTTGCCGCTAACCTGCGGACACCTTAACGGAGTAACACATGTCTGAATTATCTGTACTGGAAAAAGCAATCGAGAACTCCCAGAAAGAAGTGAAGGAGCTTATCGAAGAACAGCGTAAATCCATCAACCAGAACGGCGAACTCAACAAGCAGCTGCAGACCGACCTGGCTAAAGCCCAGGATGAACTGAAAAGCACCGGCACCCGCCTGTTCGATCTTGAGCAGAAACTTGCTGGCAACTCGCCTGAACAGACCGCCCAGAAGTCCTTTGCAGAGCGCGTGTCTGAAGACCTGATGAAAGGCTGGGACGGATCGCGCACCAAAGCGAAAGTGACCAGCTTCGACAAAGCAATCGGTTCTGGCGCGAACTCCGGCGGCGCACTGGTTCTGCCGCAGCAGCAACCGGGTATCCTTATGCCGGGTCTGCGCCGCCTGACCGTTCGTGATCTGCTGGCACAGGGGCGCATCACCAGTAACGCGCTGGAATACGTGCGTGAAAATGTGTTTACCAATGCGGCGGCACCAGTAGCGGAAGGCACCCTCAAGCCTGAAAGTAACATCACCTTCACCAAAGAAACGGCGAACGTGAAAACCATCGCTCACTGGATCCAGGCGTCGCGCCAGATCATGGACGATGCCCCGGCACTGCAGTCCTACATCAACTCCCGCATGATGTATGGCCTGGCGCTGGTGGAAGAAAACCAGATGCTGAACGGTGATGGCACCGGCGACAACCTCCAGGGGCTGAACGTGGTGGCGAACGACTACGAAACTGCCCTCAACGCGACCGGAGATACCGGTGCTGATGTTCTGGCGCATGCCATCTATCAGGTGTCGCTGAGCGAGTTTGAAGCCGACGGTATCATTCTCAACCCGGCGGACTGGCACCGTATCGCGCTGCTGAAAGATGCTAACGGCAATTACATCCTTGGCGGCCCACAGGCCTTTGCCTCCAAAGTGCTCTGGGGTCTGCCGGTAGTTTCGACCACGGCGCAGACGGCAGGCAAATTCACCGTTGGTGCGTTTGGTCTGGCATCGCAGGTGTGGGACCGCATGGATGCCACTATCGAGATCAGCAACCAGGATCGCGATAACTTCGTTAAAAACATGCTGACCATCCTGTGCGAAGAACGCCTGGCGCTGGCGCACTATCGTCCTGCAGCTATCGTCACTGGCGATATTGCGGTTTCTGCTGGCTCCTGACAGGAGGACGCGGTCAGCAATGGCCGCGTTTAATGTATGAAAATTAAAGCTCTTCGTATGTTCTCGCATTATCACCTGGGTACAGTATCCCAGGGCGAAATCCGCGTAGTGAAGAAAGAAATCGGCGAAGCGCTGGTCAAACTGCACCTGGCCGAAGAGGTTGGGCCTGAAAAGGCGAAAACCTCCGATCCTGAACAGCCTGTAAAAGCCAAAACCGGGGGTAAAGGTGGAAATAAGCGCGGAGCAGATGGCGCAGATAAACACGCATCTGAGGGTTGATAGCGACGCCGAAGATTCTCTTATTGCGGCCTACGCATCGGCTGCCGTCGATTATGTTGAGAAGTTCTGCGACGGCACGCTGGTGGAGTCGTTGACGCCGCCAGTGGAAGGGGAAATGCCGCCACGTGAGATCCTTTTCACTTCCGGCATATGGGCGGCAATGCTGCTTCTTATCGGTCACTGGTACGCAAACCGGGAAGCAGTCAATGTCGGCAATATTACTTCTGAGCTACCGCTTGGAGTTGAATCCCTGCTGATGCAGCACCGGAGGTGGCACTGATGGCCTGTTCCGGATGTGCCGCCCGCCGTGAGTGGCTAAAAAAGTGGATGAAAATCGCCTATGAACGAGCAACAGGTAAACCAGCTGCTGAGTGCAATGGCAGCCCAGACAGCAGCGATGAACCGACTGGTGGAGTCAAACGAAGCTCTAACGGCGGTGATATACCAGTCAATGGTAGTTGAAGAGAGTGAAGCTGAACTTCCACAGCATACTTACCTCAGCGGCAAGCCCAGGGGGTGATCATGCAGGCGGGGAAGCTCAATAAACGAATCATGCTTCAGAAGCCTGTTAAAACGCAGAGCCCAGTTACCGGCGCGGTGGTTAATGGATGGGCTGACATGGCTGAGCTATGGGCCAACGTTACCGATTTGTCTGCGCGCGATT